TATGAACTTTATATAAGCAGGTTGTCTAGTTCTGTTCATAAATTAAGAAAACGTGGCTACATAATTGATGTTACAGATAATCCTAAAGGTGATGGAGCATACTATCAATTAATTGCTTTACCTGAAGAAGAACTAAGATTGAATGTATGAGTAGCGAGTTATTTACAACTTGTATCTGTACATATTTTCATAATTGCTACGAGTGTGGAAGTATGATATTTGGCGGTGCTGAAAGACACTATCAAAAAATTAAAGGGGAATTTGCAGGACTTGTTGTCTGTAGTAATTGTTTAACAAGATGAAAGGGGCTGTATGCAATTTGAAACCGATGTTAAATTTAATATCGTTGCACGTTGGGTTATTGAATCAAAAATATCAGATAAGTCAAAAGTAATTTATGTAGTGCTTTGTGGTTTCGCTGATAGTGAGGGGAAGTGTTATCCCTCAAGATCCACTATTGCAAATCGTGCAGGTTGTTCTGTTAAGTCAGTTGATAGAGCAATAAAAGAACTGGAAGAACTAAAAGCTATCAAAGTTTATAGAGAGAGAAAAGCTGACGGCAGTAATGCTGTTAATAAATATTTTCTTAATCGTTTTGAGGGTAGGGTCATAGAAGTCGCTAGGGGTAGCGACACAGACGACACTAGGGTAGCCCCTCAGAAGTCGCCCAAAGAAAACCATATTAAGAATACCAATAGAAGACGTGATTTAATTTTTGAAGAGTTAGCAAATAATTGCGGTATTGATTGGAATAAGGCTCCAAAGAATGAATTAGGAAGATTACAAAAAGCAACTAAGCAACTTAAAGAAGTGGACGCCACTCCAGAAGAAGTAAGAGCTGTAGCAGAATGGTATAAAAAGAATTGGAAAGATATTGAAATAACACCTACAGCTTTAGTTAGTAATTGGACAAAAATTAAAAAGAATCTTAAAGATCTGGAAGTTGCAAATAAAGTATGGGATTGTAATACTGATGGCCATAAATTCCGTGATAGTGGATATGACCATGCTAAATATCAATTACACGTTTGTTATTTTTGTTTAGAAGAAAAAAAGATTTATGTCTAATATATCTCATATATATTCTATAATGTATATATTATGACAGAGTTATTTATTTACAGATGTGATATGTGTAAAGAAGTAATACAGGAAACTGAACCACCTATGGAATTGGGCGGTAAAGGTTTACCTCATTGTTCTTTGTGTGTTTCGCATATTGAATCATTAGTTTAAATAATTTGGAAAGGGAATTATGAACGATATATCAATAATTTATTTTGCTTTTGGCTTATTAGCATTTCTTTGTTTAGGTGCTTTATTAGGTGAAGTAGCAGTTAAATTAGTAAAAATGTTTGGCTTTGATTTCGATGATGAAATTAATGTTGATTTTATGGATCGATTGAATAAAGGCGAACAATTATCAGCTGACAATATGTTCGAAATTAAAAATGATTAATTGGGACAACGTAGTTGGTATAAAAGAAATTGCACAGGAAACTGGATTGAAAGAACAAACACTTCGACAATACAGAACAGACGGCAAAATGCCCGAACCAGACGCAATTAAAAGTGGAAATCCACTTTGGGATATTAATACCATTTCAAAGTGGTTTAGAAATAGGGGAAAATAAAATGCCCGACATTGTATTTATGGACAACGACGGAAACGAAGTTGTTAAAGATTTAAAAGACATTGAAAGTTTTGATGACTTTAAAAATGCTTTTAAAGAACTACAAAATAAAAAAAAGAAAAAGGGGAAAAAGTGAAACAAAGATATGCACTTGCTAAAGTCTTCCCAAAAGACTTTATAAAGCAAATAAAAAAAGCTCATGGCGAAGAAGATTATTTGCCTTTTGGAACTATCGCTCAAAGACTTTTAGAAGTCTGCGGGAATTATGATTGGTCAATTAAGGAAATCGTTTATGAGCCTAATGGTCAAGTAAGTGGTTGTATTGGTGAATTACAGGTTATAGTGGACGGACAAAGTTATGCGGTTCAAGGATCTGGAAGTGCAAACACAATCAATACCAAAGATAATAACGGCGACTTATTAAAAAAAGCAGAGTCAGACGCCTTTAAAAGATGTGCAAGAAATCTAGGGTTAGGCTTACATTTATGGACAGGCGACAATCCATATTGGCTTGAAAAAGTATTAGACGCTCAAGTTAATGCTAAACCTCAAAAAGCAGAAACCAACAGGGTAGCTACTCAGACGCAGTAGCACATCAAGACTAAGTGACGAGTTTGCAGCCCTCGTCACTTAGTTGCATTAAACTGATTATATGATATTTTTAGAAAACAATAATTACATAATTTGTTGGAATTGTTATGAAACTTGGGTAGTTGGCCATATGGATTGGATAGCTTTAGAATGTCAATTATGCAATTACGAAATTAAAAATCACACACTTAACAGAATGGTTTGGAAATGGTTTACAAAGAATTTGACATAAGAGAAGATGAAACTTATAGCGATTGGAAACGACGCAAACACGAAGAAATGGGATTAAGTGGAATCGGACAAAAAAATTCAAGATCCAAAGAAAATTGGTCAGAAAATCAAAAGCGTGGTTTACGAAATAAAAATAAAGGCAGAAGAAAACAAAATATTGCTAGAAAAAAATTAATGATTCCAGACGCCAAATTTCGTTCACGAATGGGACACGAAGAAAATTGGGGCGGCAATATCAGAGTTGAAGTCAAGTCGGGTGCTCAAGTCAAAGCTATCTGGACGAAATACACTCAAGCAAAAAAGCAAAGCGACGATAACAAAAGCATAGGCGACAGCCGACCATTTATGTTTGTAGCTATGCCCGACGGAACTACAAATGGTTTAGTGATTGCAGAACTTGATGAAATAGTAAATATTGTTACAGCTTTGATAACAACGTGGAACGAAGATTTAGACGCATAAACAAGCCATTTTGAGCCGTTTTAAGCAATTTGTTTACAGCTCGTTCACTACTCTAGGGGCTGTTTGAACTGAGTTAAATTTAAAAAAAACTTATAAAAATAGGCTTTTTTGGTTGTATATATAAAATATACATTATATAATGAGGGTATGAAAACAACTTATGAAACTTACAAAGCAGGACTAGAAAACTTTGTTGTAGAATTAAAATCAGCAACACAAGATCTGGAACTTGTTTACCACGAAAATTATTCCGCTGAGAATAAAGAGTGGACAGTAAGTGTTAAAGACAAATCTTCATATAATCATAACCATAGTAAAGAAGTATTTATCAATGGTCAATGGATTTATTGGGGACATACTATCAACGGCGGTGGATTCAGCGGTTCAACAAAAGGTTCAATAATGAGAACTTTTGACAGATATGGAAATCCATATCGCTACTACTTCATCGTTGGAGATAATCAACAAGACAAGACACTAAAAGTATGGGCATTGGACAAGAACTCTTTTCCAGTAAAAGTTGCCCATAAACCATACAACAAATAAAAAGGGGAAAAATGAGCACAAGAGCAACAATACAAGTAATCGATGATAATGGAACAGAAGTTTCAATTTACAAACATCACGACGGCTACATCAAAGGCGGTTTAGGTGAATTGTTAATGAATTTTGTTGCATATTCTGGCGATTTAACAGCTGAAACTTTTGTTAAAAAGTTTACAGAATTTGTAAACGATTCAAAAATAAATTCTGTAACAGTTGATGAAATGAAAACTATTTCTCATCTTCCAAAAGAAATGAGAGATTCCAACGGATATGTTCTTCACGGCGATACAGAGTTTCATTACACAATTAAAAATGGACTTTTGTTTGTCAAAGAAAAAGATTGGGACGATAATGATATGTTTAATGATGACTACCATTGGACAGAAGTTGCAAAAAATAAACCACTTGCACGAGCAGGATTCTTTTTTCAAGACATTTAGAACAAATTAATTAAAAAAAACCGCAAATTGATTTGATTTGCGGTTTTTTTATGTATAATTTGAACATATGAATATAGCACCCAATTTACAAGACTTGTTAATTGATGTTAAAGAACTTACAGAATATCCCGACAATACAAGACAGGGCGATGTAGGGGCGATTGTTACATCATTACAAGAGAATGGACAATATAGGCCAATAGTGGTCAATAAAAGAACTATGCAAATTCTTGCAGGTAATCACACCTACCAAGCTGCAGTTCACTTAAATTGGGAAAAAATAGCTGTGACATTCGTAGATGTAGATGAAGATACAGCAAAAAGAATTGTTTTGATAGATAACAGGACAAATGATTTAGCTGATTATGATTATCCTGCTTTGGTAGAACAACTTAAAGAACTTACTGAAACTGAAAAAAGTTTAGTGGGAACAGGTTTTAATCTTGATGACTTAGACGATTTGGAAAGAATAGTTGCAAACGAAAATTTAAAACTTGATTCCAGATCCGTATTTGAAGATTACATAAGCACTTTAAATACAGAACAGCCCGAGTTTTTAGGACAAAGCGAAACTGGAGAAACATATTACAAATTAAATTACGCTGTCACAAAAGAACAAAGAGAAAAAATTATGGACGCAATTAATACAGCCAAAAAAGTTTTTGATACAGGAAATTCTGTCAATGCTTTAGTGGATCTATGCGTTGATTGGAAAGGACAAAATGATATTTAGTCAATTACAAGGTTGGATGTTTATAGCACTTTATGCAGGTTTAGCTATTGCAATTGCCCAAACTTATAAGAAAAAAGCAAATACAAAAGAATCTTATTTAGTAGCTGACAGAGAACTTAACTCAACTGAGGCAGGTTTTTCTATCGCAGCGACGTGGATATGGGCACCTGCTTTATTTGTTGCAAGTCAACAGGCTTACAATAATGGTTGGATAGGTGTTTTTTATTTTACTGTTCCTAATATTGCGACATTAGTTATATTTGCATATTTAGGACAAAAGGTAAGAAATAAATACAAAAAAGCATTTACGCTTTCAAGCACAATGGAAAAAATGCACTCAAAAAGAGTTCAAAAAGTTTATATAGTTTCATTATCAGCTCTTTCAATTTGTTCTTTTGCAGTTCAACTTTTAGCAGGTGGAGCTGTAGTTCATTCTTTAACTGGAATAGATTTTATTTACATCACTTTTGCTATGGCTTTAATTGCTGTAGGTTATTCTTATAATTCTGGACTAGGGGCGTCAGTAAGAACAGACTATTTGCAAATGGGAATTATTGCAGGTGTTGCAATTCTTCTTGTTCCGTGGTTGTTAGCTGAAGTCGGTTTTGATACTTTTAAAGCAGGACTAAACGGATTTGACGGACTTGCTACCAATATGTTTACAGGAAAAGGCGTTGATATATTTTATGGCTTTGGAATATCTGTAACAATCGGTTTATTAAGTGGTTCATTCGGCGACCAATCTTTTTGGCAAAGAGCATATGCTACAAAAAAAGATGAAGTTAAAACTGCATTTATAAAAGGCGCAGCAATATTTGGTGTTGTTCCAATCCTTATGTCAGTTTTTGGTTTCGTGGCGGCAGGATCTGGATTTGTTCCAGAGTCAAACCAACTTGTAAACGTTGAAACAGTTTTAAACTTTTTACCTCAATGGACAGCTATTCCATTTTTAATAGCTTTGCTTTCAGGTTTAATTTCTACATTAGACAGTTGTTTATGTGCAATTTCATCTTTAGTAGGTGAAGACTTAACAACTAATGAGGGCGAAGTAGTTGACAATGCTAAAAAAGGAATGATACTGCTTGTAATTTTTGGTTTAGTAGTTGCAAATATTCCTAACATGGAAATAGTTTATTTGTTTTTATTTTATGGAACTCTTAGAGCAGGAACTTTAATACCAACTTTATTAACAATTATTGGTTTAGAGAAAAAAGATGTTAAGCCAAGTGAAAAAGGTATGTTTTGGGGAATACTCTCAGGGCTTGCTTTAGGTTTACCACTTTATATGGTTGGAAGATTTACAGATGTAAACGCCGACTTGATGTGGATAGGAACTTGCGTGACTTGTTTTCTGCCAGGTTTTGTCGCATATCTAAGTAGTAAAAATGGGCAAAAAGTCATATACTACAGTTGATGTTTACACGAGAGCTTTAGAGAGAGTAGAACAAGCATACAAGTTATTTGATACAATCTCAGTAGGCTTTAGCGGTGGTAAAGATTCGACAGCTGTATTAAATATTACATTAGAAGTTGCTAAGCACTTAAATAAATTACCTGTCAATGTTTATTTTTGGGACGAAGAGGCAATACCATATGAAACTGAACATTATGTAAGGCGTGTTTATAACTTAGATGAAATTGATATGGATTGGTTTACTGTTCCTATTAAACATCGAAACGCTTGTTCAACTGTTCAACCTTATTGGTTTCCGTGGGCAGAAGAAGAAAAGCATTTATGGGTTAGACCAAAACCAATTGAGGGAATTTCTAAAATTGAGGGTTATAATTCTGACGATCCAAATACTCGTTTAATGATTCCAGATCTTGACGCTTTATCAAGACCGACAAAAAAATATGGAACTGTAGGGCGTGTAATGGGAATAAGAGCTGACGAATCGCTTTCAAGATTTCTTCAAGTTTCATCAAGAGCTGCAGATATGCGAGAATTCAATTACATAATTCCTTTTCAAGATAAAGGGGCAAGTGGTGGAAAAGTATTACCAATTTATGACTGGACTACTGTAGATGTTTGGACAGCACCTATCAAATATGGTTGGGACACTAATGAATGCTACGAGCTAGAACAAATGGCGGGAATATCGCCGTCAGCTCAAAGAATAGCACCACCTTTTGGAGAAGAACCAATGCAAAAGCTGTGGCGTTTTCCTTTATGCTATCCAGATGTTTGGGAAAAAATGGTAGATAGAGTAGACGGAGCAAGAACAGCTGCGAGATACTCAACTACAGAACTTTACGGATTTAATAAAACAATAGATAAACCAGACGGAATGGAATGGGAAGAGTTTATTTTGACTCAAGTTCAAAAACATAAACCAAATTTACAGTTAGATATATTAACAAACATTCAAAGGTGGATTAACGCTCACTATAACAAAACAAGTGATCCAATATTACATAAAGCTATTCATCCAGATACTGGTTTAAATTGGGATATGATATTAAAAGTAGCAATAAGGGGAAATACTAAAGGAAGAAGAATGCCCAAAGCAATTACAAAACATAGGGATCTGGAAGAATGGAATAAAAGAAAGGCAAGATATGACAAAGAACTACAAGAATCAACCAATTAGCAACGTTCAATGGATCGATAGGGAAGAGCTGTTCTCAAATTCCTATAATCCAAATAAAGTAGCACCGCCAGAATTAAAGCTGTTAAAAGAATCAATTTTAAATAGTGGTTGGACTCAACCGATTGTAATAAGAGAATCAAAAGAAATTGTAGACGGATTCCACAGGTGGACAGTTTCGGGGCATAAAGAAATACACGAACTTACAGACGGGCTTGTTCCAGTTGTCGTATTAAACGAAATAGGCGAAGAAGAACAAATGATGGCTACAATAAGACATAATAGAGCAAGAGGACAGCACGGCGTAAAACCTATGGCCGTCATAATGCAAAAGCTAAAAGATGACCATAAGTTAGACGACAAAAAATTAAATAAGTTATTAGGAATGGAAGATGAAGAAATAAGAAGATTATATGAGGCAGGCTCTATTGAACTTATTAAAGAAATAGCTGAGGGTGGTAGCACAGGTAAGAATGCAGAACATATTAAGAAATATAAAGAAAACAGCGATTTTTCGCCGTCGTGGGATTAATTATGACAATATTTGAAAATATAAAACAACTTATAGACCATTTAGAAACAAAAGAACAAATAACAGCTGTTCGTAAATTGCTTATATTACGTGAGAGAGAAATAGAAAATGACGGATAATAATTGGGATAGACAAAGAAATGAAACTCAAAAAGCCTTTAATGCTTTTGGGCTTTATCGTGACTTAGGTTATACAAGAAGTCTGCCTAAAGTAGCCAAAATGTATGCTAAGGAAACTGGAAGAAATGAAAATACAATTTTAGCTCAATTAAAAAGGTGGTCAGCTAAATATAATTGGGTCAAGCGTTGTGAAGATTTTGATATAGAACAGGACAGAATTTACCAGATCGAGAATAAAGAAAAATTAAAACAAATGCGTGAACGTCATTTAACTTTTGAAGTAGTTAAACAAACAAAAGGATTTGAGAAAATTAGAAATATACGCCCTGAAGAATTAGACGCAAGAGAGGCATTAGCATTATTAGATTCAGGAATAAGGGGTGAAAGAACTTTACATGGCGAACCAGAATCAACTTTAGGAATACAAGCAGGTGGGTTAAGGAAAATAAAAGTCAAGTGGTCAGATGATATTGAGGAAGATGTAGATGAATAATGACCGAACAATTGGAAACTGATTTAATAGAATTACCTAAATTACATAAAAATCAAATTAAAGTTATAAGCGATCCAAATAGGTTTAAAGTAATTGTCGCAGGAAGAAGATTTGGTAAAACTCGTTTATCAATTCTTTATGCTATTAAAACTGCTATTAATGGCGGTAGAGTATGGTTCGTAGCACCTACTTACAATATGACTCAAGATTCTTACAGAGAGTTTAAAAATTTTGCTAATCAAATACCAAATACAAATATTAGAGAAGTTGAAAAAAGAATTGAATTTAGTAGTGGCGGATTTATTCAATGTAAGTCTGGAGATAATCCAGATCGATTGAGAGGTGCAGGATTAGATTTAATTATTCTTGATGAAGTAGCATTTATGAAAAAAGACGTGTGGGAAGTTTTAAGACCAACACTAACAGATAGACAGGGCAAAGCTATTTTTATATCAACGCCTAATGGAATGGGCACGTGGTTTCACGAATTAGTTATGAGAGCTGAAAGTTTAGATAATTGGTCAGTTTTCAGATTTACAACTTTTGATAATCCGTATATACCAAAAGAAGAAATTGAGGGAGCAAAAGAAGAATTAGGCTCATTAGTATTTAGTCAAGAATATTTAGCAGAGTTTACAGAGTTCGGCTCAATCTTTAAAAGCCAATGGGCTAGATTTTATGAAGTTGAAGAACGAGAAGAATACGACGGATCTGGAAACAAAACAATTAACGAATATTACATAGTAGGTGATGAAGAAGTTCAATTAAGTGAGTGTAGGAAGTATTGCACTATGGATCTTGCGGCGTCGACAAAAACTACAGCTGACTTTACTGTTATAGCAACTGTAGCGGTTACACCTAATGGCCAATTTATTTTGTTAGATTTATTACGCCGAAGAGTTGAAGCCCCCGACATTATCCCTATAATGAAAGACATAAATGATAGAGAAATGCCTGAGGCGTTCTATATTGAGAAAACAGGTTTTCAATTATCTATGGTACAAATAGCTAGACGTGAGGGATTACCTGTAAAGGAACTAAGAGCTGACAGAGATAAAGTGAGCCGAGCTTTACCGCTTGCCGCCAGAATGGAAAATGGTAAAGTGTGGTTCAATGAGAAATCTGTATGGTATGATGATTTAATGCGTGAATTACTGACGTTTCCAGTTGGCGAACACGATGACCAAGTGGACGCTTTAGCGTATGCGGTTTTGTTAAATCAAAACCAAAAAAGATTTACAGCTTATTAGAGTTGCTTGGGAGCTGGATTCCAATTTAATTGGGTGCGTCTAATTCAGCTGTCAAGCTATTTGAGAGGAAAAAGGAATGGCTGAACGTAGGAAGTTAAGCGACATAATTTTTAATAGATCTGGACAAGAAGAAAAAAGATTAAACACATTTAGAGATGAGGATTCACTCTATAACAATATGAATTTTATACAGGGGTGGAATAGTAGAGCAGGAGCGTGGGACGTTAGCACTATGGGCAATGGTGCTAGTAATTCGGCAGTAACAGCTTGTTTACAAGTTTTAGGCACATCATTTTCTGAGGCTCCATTATCAATAATAAAACTTGATAATGAGGGCTACGAACAAGAAGTATTAAATCATCCATTAATTAATTTAATGAGAAGACCGAATCCATATATGTCTGGAGATATTGTTCAGCAATACATAATTAATGCTATGCACGTTTCAGGTGACGCTTACTTACTTAAACAAAAGAATAACGCAGGTCAATTAGTCGCACTATATCCGTTAATGCCAGAAGAAGTTAATCCAAAAGGTAATAAAGAAGATTTAATCACTCACTATGAATATGAAACTAATAATCAAAAATTTATTATTAAGCCAGAAGATATTGTTCATATAAGATTAGGACTCGATCCAAATAATCATAAAAAAGGTTTTGCACCTTTAAGGTCAGTTTTAAGAGAAATCTACGGCGACGAATCGGCAGGACAACTGGCGACAGCTCTTCTTTCAAACAGCGGTGTTCCGTCCGTGCTAATATCCCCACGAACAGAATACGCACCGACGCCAGAAGAGGCAGAACAAATAGCAAGAACATATCAAGAGAAAACCGCAGGAAAAAATAAAGGCAAACCGCTTGTAATAACAGGTGCTATGAAAGTAGAGAAAATGGCTTTCAGCCCTACAGAATTAGACATAGGAACATTAAGACGTGTTCCAGAAGAGAGAATATCAGCTGTATTGGGTGTTCCTGCAATTCTTGCAGGTTTAGGATCTGGACTCGCTCACGCTACATATTCTAATGCTGAAACTCTTAGAGAATTTTTTACAGAAAATAAATTAATTCCGTTATGGAAACAAGTAGGCGAAGAGATAACGCAACAAATATTGTTAAAAGATTATGAAAGCGATGATTCTATGTCAGCTTATTATGACTATTCAGAAGTAAGAGCTTTACAACAAGATATGGATGAGCTTTACAATCGTCTTAACGTAGGTGTGCAGGGTGGTTGGATTACTGTAGCTGAGGCAAGAGAACAAGTCGGCTTACCTACTAACGACAGCCAAAACGTTTATTATTTAGATTCAAATAAATTAGTGACGCCTGCTAATCTCGATCCAAATAAATTAGAACCAAATAATGAAATAGTAATTGAAGAAGAAGTTGAAGAAGTAATAACCGAAGATGACGAAGATAATAAAGCAGATTACAAAGTTGAGTTTAAAGTAGTTCAAGAAATTGACGGTGAGTTTTGCGTAATAGCTGAAGAGTCTGGAAGAAATATGGGCTGTTATCCTACAAGAGAATTAGCAGAAATAAGATTGCGTCAAATATCAAGATTTGCAGATGAGCCAAAAGCTGTAATAGATACAGATATGTTTACTACTAAAGCTGAGGCAGAAGAACGAGCTGAAGAAATTGGTTGTGTAGGAACTCATACGATTGATGAAAACGGAATGACTATCTATATGCCGTGTTCAACTCAC